ATCGACGCTTACTTCATAATCGTCTGATAGATCTGCTGACTTCACTCCGTCGAGAACTGAGTTGACTACATCATCGTGCGATACGATTTTGTAGCGTGATCCGTGTACGCCCAACACTTGATCGGTGTCAGTACGCACAACAGCTTGATGACCAGCAATGATATTGCCAAGCTGATCATGGATTGGTTGTTGTTCAACAGGAAAGTTGAAGTCATTCATTGAGAAATGTTTCATGTTATACCTCCTCTAGTTTTGCATGTATTTCTGCAAAGCAATTTGCAATTAGGTTTATTGCATGTGGTCGCTTGCAGTTAATAATTGCATCTGAGTTATCTTCAAAAAACTCATGGATCGCTTCGATGTCACCTCTGACAAACATTACCGATACAGGTAGGTCTGCGTAATCAATGTAGTTGAGTCTCATGTTAGTTCTCCTTTGGTTATGCCCTGCATTATTGCAGTGACAATAGTTAATGTCATTAGTTACCTTACGTCATTTTGGTTTTCGTTTTGGTTTTATCGGTGACGTTTCGTGCTTGTGAATGACGCACTGCATTTCACCGTGAGTTAGTGACGGATTATTTTTTAAAAACTTGTCACAGTTTTCTGGCGTAGAGAATGCAATGAATGCAATCCATACAGTTTTTAACATTTAGTTTCTCCTTTTGCTTGAATCAGTATGGAATATTTGACTTGGGAATCTGGCATGGTGTTTTGCCAAATTACTCTCACCGTAGTTGGCCCAAGTCTGGGGAGAGAACTCTGGGGAGAGAACTCTGGGGGGCCGTGCCATAGCACGGAAGCGACCATGCCCGAGGAACGAGGAATAGCATGGCGCACTTTTTAGAATCAAAAATGGCACGGGGGTGGGTGGGTGGAGGGACATATTTTGATAGGAGATTGCATGGCTCAATGCCATGCTTTCTCCTGCTGGTCGCTATCAAGTGATGCTTCATATGGAGTGATGACACCACACTGCAAGCGGATGTCGTCTGCATCAAGCCATAGGTCATCGGTATCTAGTTGGTAGTCGTGACTGTCAAGCAGCGGGACGATTGGCGATTTAAGCATTGTCTTTTCCTTTAGCGAATGAGGCCCGTAGCGAAGCGGAGGGCCGAAAAAATTTTGGGGCCACCGTTTGGCAGCCCCTTGTTTGGTTTATGTTGTGCGCTGTTATGCAACGTCTGCGACTGTCTCAACGCCGTTGGTGTTGGCTGTTTGATCGGCGGGCGGTGTGATGCCAAGCGCTGCCATGTCTGCCGCGATGTCTGCGGGTATGGCTTGCGGCTGCTGGTTGCTCGGAATGTTGGCCTCGTTCTCGCCGTATGCAATGTAAGACTTGCCAAAGGTTTCCGCGTAGTAACCGCGCAACTGGTCTTGCATGCGGTCAAACAATGCGAGTTTGCTTTGCGCTGCGCGCGCCTCTGACACTGCCGCTTTCAGCTGCGTCAATGCAATCTCGGTTCCATCGTTGCGGCGCATTGCATATTCTGCGCGTTCCTTGGTGCTGATTGCGTAGGCGTCATGGCCTTTGCGCGATGTTTTCAGCCAATACAGTTTATCAATGATGGCCTCAACGATGACGCGGCGATCAAATTGGCAAGTGTCTGTGATTGTAAACTGACGGTCACGGTACAGCGTTTCATCTGTCGTTATGTGGTTTAAGAATTCCGTCACTGGGTCTGTCTGACTAGTGCGGGCTTTGTTGGCATCCGCTGCAAGGTTTTGCTCAACGCGCAAGCTGTTTAACGCGTTCTTTGTGTGTTGAAAGTTTTCCTCCGCGTCCATAGCTAGGCCGTTTGCGCGATCAACCATTGCAATCAATTCCGCTTTTGTGTGGTTCTTTGTAGCGAGTTCATAAATATTCATTTCAGTTCTCCATTTTAAGCGTTAACTTTTGTGTGTTTCTCGTAATTTGAACCGGCCCGAAGTGAGGGGCTGGACAACGCCGACAGGGAATTGCCACGGTTCTCCTGTCAAGACGCAACCACGTCCGTCTTGACTGGAGGTTCTGGCTGTTCCATGACGGTGGGGGCCAGACGCGAGCTTCGGAGTTGGTCCAAATTCTTTTTGGTATTCTTTTTTCATTATTCTTCAGCCATATGGGGGAAGCGTATAGCTGGGGGAATCGGGCAAGATTCCCCCCGTTTGCTGGCCCAATGGTGTAAGCCATTGGTTAACAGCCAGCTTCCTTTCTAAAAGCACAACGAAGCGCGGCAATGACACGCCAGAGTAATGCACAGGTGCTTGCATCTCTGCTTGCAATGACCCTACCGCAAGCTGAGAAAAGACATGGAGAGACTGACTAAGGTGGTTGTTTTACTGTATTGCAGCAAAGGTCATTGCCACCCTGTCAACTGGAATAATCAGGTGTGACGTAGGGTAATTAGTATAGTTACGTTACGTCACTCTTGACAGCCATATAAGAAATAGTGTCGTAATGGGGGGAGAGAGGGAGAGGGGGGCTAGCGAATGAGATATAAGATAGATATATTTCTAATGACTAAGCTTAGAAAACAGGTGTGACATGGTTCCAGCAGGCCGCAAGCTGACTGATAAACAGATGGCTTTGGTAGATACATTAGTAGCAGAAGGTTGTAGCATGAAGAAAGCTGCTGAACTGGCTGGATATGCTAAGGGTGAGTCTGGAAGGATAAGTGCGCATAGAGCTTTGAAAGCACCGCATGTGCAACAGTACATGGTGCAGAGGATGAATGAAACGTTTGGATTAACAGCTACTTCAGCTTTGGCTACAGTGCGTAGGCTGTCTAGTGGTGCTAAGTCTGAGTACGTTCAGCTTGAGGCTAGTAAGGATTTGTTGGATCGTGCTGGGTATAAACCTATTGATCGTTCACAGGTTCAGGTGGCTGGTGACATCAAGGTGACTATTGATCTAGGCTAAGCCTGTTTGTCCCGTGCAACCGTTTGGCTAGTGGTAACTTAGCTAGGGGGTAGGGGGGAAAACTCAGGGCTTTGAATGTCTATGTGATCCCCCACTCACATTATTAGCCCTAAAGGTTTGTGCATTGCCTAGTAATATTTTTTTAGTGTAGGGGTATTTTATGAGTAGGTATGAGAAAGAGCCTGAGGCACAGCCGCCTAGAGCGGATATGAGTGTTGCCAAGGCTGCATTAAAGAGTGTTGGCTATGGTAGCAAAAAAGTATCAGAATCCTGAGGGTGGTTTAAACGCTGCTGGTCGCAGGTACTTTAAGAATAAGACTGGTGCTAATTTAAAGAGGCCTCAGCCTGAGGGCGGGCCTAGGAAGAAGTCTTTTTGCGCTAGGATGAGTGGCGTTAAGGGGCCGATGAAGGATGAGAAGGGTCGTCCTACGAGGAAGGCTTTAGCTTTACGAAAGTGGAAGTGCTAATGCCTAGTAGTAAGAATTATGTTCGGGATTATTCTATGCGTGGCGAGGGGAAGTATGACAAGTCTTCTAAGCGAATGGAGGACAATCGCAAGCGTAAGAAGGCGCGTTACAAGTTGGAGCAAGCTGGTATTGCCAAGCGTGGTGATGGCAAAGACGTTGATCACAGGAACGGCAATCCAAGGGATAATAGCGGCGGGAATTTAAGAGTTATTGGCAGGGCTGCTAATAGGTCTATTAAACGCAATAAGAGTGCGGGAAAGGCATAGCTATGTGTTTTGGTGGTGGTGGCAGAAGTGCCAAAGAGATTTACGAAGAGAGGAAGCCGGAGGAAAAGCCTTTGCCTTCTTTGAGTATGAAGCCTGTTGAGCGCGGTGATCAGGAGTTGGGTGATGTTCCTTATCAGCGCAAGGGAAAGCAACGTAGAAGTTTATTAGGAGGTTATTGATGCCAAAAGGTAAGGGAACTTATGGATCTAAGGTTGGTCGTCCTAAGAAGTCTTTATTGACTGGTAGTCAAAAGGCTTTGCCTGAGGGTTTAAAGAAGCGGATTATGGCTTCTAAGATGAAGAAGAAGAATGGCTGAAACTGTAGAGCAGCGTTATGACCGGCTTTCTAAGGAGATGGCCGAGTTTGAGGAGATGGTTCCTGATGTTGCTCGAGACGAACCTGATGCCTCTTCGTCTGACAAGATGAAGCGTAGATATGTTAATAAGACGCGCAAGGCTGTAGAGTATTTCCGCGACAGGCATCCTAAGTATAAAAGTTTATTAAAGCAGCTTGAGTCTATTGAGACTAAGTGGGATGAAGAAGGGAAGCATATGTAATGGCTGTTAATGCTGCTGGTAACTATACCAAGCCTAAGATGCGGAAGTCTTTGTTCAACAGAATAAAGGCTGCTAATGTTCAAGGCACTGCTGCTGGCAAGTGGTCGGCAAGAAAAGCGCAACTCTTAGCAAAGCGGTACAAGGCTGCTGGTGGCGGTTACAGATGAGAGCGCCTCAAAAGTCATTAATGAATTGGGGCAAGCAGAAGTGGCGCACCAAGTCTGGCAAGAAGTCTAGTGAGACAGGTGAGCGTTATCTTCCTAGTAAGGCTATCGCTGCTCTTAGCTCTTCTGAATATGCAGCTACAACCGCAGCTAAACGAAAGGGTAAGGCAGCAGGTAAGCAGCATG